ATGTGCAGCCATTACCAGACGCTAAAAGATGCCGAGCTGCTGCTCAAGAAGTTCGGCGTGACTAGGCCGGGCGTGCTCGGCAAGTACGACATGTGGCCGCGTTACCAAGGCGTGTTCGTCCGCCGACCACCAGAGCATGACGCCGGCGACGAGGCCGTACCCGACATCGAGGCCGTGACCGGCCGATGGGGTCTGATCTCAGGATCCACCCGACCAGACGCGCTGGCTGGCGCTGAGAAGCTGTCAACCTTCAACGCCCGCGACGACCGCGTCGCCAACGCCTTCACCTTCCGCAACGCCTGGCGCCGGGCTCAGCACTGCATCATCCCCGCCGACGCGATCTTCGAACCGGACTGGCGATCCGGCAAAGCGGTGGCCACGCGCTTCACCCGGGCCGACGGCGCGCCGCTGGGCATCGCCGGCCTCTGGGATAGCTACCGCGACGCCGCCGGTCAGTGGCATGAGAGCTACACGATGCTCACCATCAACGCCGATCAGGATCCGCTCTTCCGCGACTACCACCAGCCAAACAAAGAAAAACGCATGGTGGTGATTTTGCCCGAGGGCACCTATGGAGACTGGCTCACCGCCAGCGCCGACCAAAGCCGCGACTTCCTCGTGCCCTTCCCCTCCGACAAGCTCGTCGCCACACCGATGACCTGACCCCGATTCTGCTGCCATATACTGTATATCCATACAGCTTTATCGCAACAGAAACATGCTTTGCTCTGTCGTCCGCACCCACCTCCTCGGCCAAAAGCGCCGGGACAATGACCCTGCCCCAGCCGTCACCGGCACCGTGCGGATGTACTCGATAACGCGGGAGGACATGCGCCGTCAGGTGCGCGTCATGACGATGGACGGCCTGGCAAAGTTCGGCGCGACGGCGAAGGGCCCGATACCTGACCTGCTCGAACCAGAGCTGCTCACCTTCTGTTCTGATCGGGGCATGATGGTCTGCGGCTTCGAAGAGATCGACGGCCGGCGCTACTACCAAGGATGGTGGATGCAGTGGATAAGCCATTGAGCGACCCGGTCCAAGAATACCGATAGGACAGCACTATTGAACGGCTGATTGAGGCTCGCCCATACTAAACACCTGCATACAGTTCATAGCTACCCTCAGTCCTGTGTGGTGTTACGTATGAACTTTCTGAGCACCTACGAGTTGCTAAACATTCCCGATTCTGTGGCCAGTTTCTTAACAACCGGCGCACTATGCTTTGCTCTGGCACCGTGGCTCCCGGCTATGGAAGTAGGTCCCTGGAAGATACCCAACGTTCCAGATCATCTAAAAACACCCCTCAAGTTCCTCGGACCGATATTTGCCATCGGTTCCCTTTTAGGGTTCCTGCGCATTTGGAGTCCACCGACCGCCCCGCCGCCTGCCACGCAAGCACGATACGTGAAGGAGTTTTTTGATCCGTTTTTCCGGCCCTCGGAATTTGGACACGAAGGCCTTTTCGATCTTCCGAAGGGTGAGGCGGACGTGATCATGGCAACGCTGGGGGGCAAGAAGTTCACGGGCCAAAGATTTCGCACAATCAAATTTGAAGTGAATGGACGAACTGCCTCCTTCGAGGGTAAAGCCGAATTTGGCAGTCTCGAAATTCAAGGCTGTTTAGGCTGCGGCAGCTCAGAAAAGATTGTGTTGATGGGGGAATACGCGTGGCACGATCGTTTGAACGCCCCGCCTGCGAGGACGCCCAACGACTTGTTAGACAGCTTGGAGTTTGGACGCATCGCTATTGTCGTCCAGTTGAAATCACCAAACTCCGTTACGGTGCGGTACGCCCCATCCATGACGTTCGACGACGATCACTGGACCATCTCACCGTGACCGGCGCCAAAGGTGAATTGCATGGTTCTCCCGGGCCACGCCTCGACCACGGCGCGGTGCCGCGCCGCGCACTCCCCATACGTCAGCGCCAATGACATGTAGCTTCGGGCCAGATCGTCCCAGCTATCGCTCAACACCTGCGGAACCGGCGAGCACGTTTGCGCTAGGTTCGCGGGCAAGATTGGCCAGGCGGCCGGCTTCGTTGATGTGCTGCAGCCGCTCAGCATCAATGCGGCAGCCAGCAGGTAGAGGACTTTGAACTTCGACACGGGTATACCTCTCAATGATCTTGGGCTGGGCGTTGCGCAAAGCTTGCAGGGCACCTTCCAGGGTGCCGGAGACTCCGGCTAGGCGCGCCGTCTGGGTCTTGAACTCGGTCAGCTCTGCCAGGGTGTGATCAGCATTGGCCTTGGTCACACCGGCCATGAATTGGCTGGCGCCATACCAACGCACCCCGACGGCGGCTGCGGCGAGCAACGCCGCGCCGATCAGGTAGGGCAAGGCAGCGCGCAGGAGGGGCCTCATACCCGCCCCTTCCAATCGCGCGGGATCTGGAAATGCGGGCCGTCCTTGAACTTCTTCCAGTCCCCACCCCATTCCACTGGGACGCCGAGCTCGACGGCGCACGCCTTGACCACCGCGGCCAAGTCGGCAAACGCCTGCCAGTTGTTCCAGGGAATCGCACCACCCATCAGCGGCGCCAGGTCAACTGCGTGGCCCAGCCCATCAGCCTGTGGCAGATGAAGGCTGGCCAAGGTCTGGCTGGCACCCCTCGTAAGGTATTCGCGCTGTTGCGCCAGCGTACGAACGCCCTCGACGACCGTGAAGTCCACGGCCGTGCGCTGGATCGCCATATGCACGACCGCCACCAAGTCGGGATGCACGCCGATCAAGCGCGCGAGGCTGCGCTGTGACAATCGAAATTGCGCCATCGTTCAGCCCTCCCCACCTGGCCGGCGCCACGGCAAGCGTGCCAGTACCTCATCCAGCCACGGCAGCACCCCCTGATCGCGCATGCGCGACATCCACCGCATATACGCGCCCAACACCCACCAGGCAGGGAGGCCAGCCAGCAGCATGCTCGGCCCCAACACGTAGAACTTCGCCAGAAGTGCATCGTCGCTGCCGGCGCCGTGCTGCGCCAGCCATGTCATGGCATCCATCAGGCCCGGCTTCCAAGCGATCACGGCGCCGGCCAGCGCCGGCCCAAACATGAACGAACACACAACAGTCGAGACCGTGCGGACGGTGAACTCGCGCGCGGTCCGAGGCGGCATGATGAGCAAGCCAAGCATTGCGGCAATAGCCGCGGGCACGCCGTACGCCATCGCGACTTTCAACGCCGCGAGGCCTCCCAGCCCCGTTGAACCTGGTTCCATAGTTGAACTGCTCCTGTTTGGGGTCAGCATCTCAGCCTCCCTTCTGCAAAAAAAAGAGCCCCACGATGGGGCTCGAATACATGACATTGCTGGTGGCAGCGATTCGTCGCCGGAGTGGCGGCAACTCGTTCAAATTCCAATCTGCTCCGGCTGCTGTTCGAAGAGCCAAGCGCCGTCGCTCCACCGCGCGCGCTTGCCGTCGGGAATCTCCGGAATCGGCTGGTCAATTGCCCCCCCGGGGATCAAGAATCGCCCAGGGCGAATCGGATTCTCGAACGCGACCGCTTCGCCTACCAGATAACCTTCGGCGTCCAGCTGACAAACAATCTTGTAGTTCTCGGGCATCACCGCCTCCTGTCTATTGATACTTCACACACGCGAGTCGGGCGACGTTGCGCGGCCGAGTCGTGAACCGGGATACCGGAGTTCCGCCCCCGGACGATGCCGCCAGTGCCGGACTTCCTCCATTAGTCGTGGAATCCGCATTTGATGGAGACAATACGACTGGACTGCCTGTGGTCGAAGCGCCCGGGGCCGCGAGAATAGACGTCGCATCCTGCGCGCTACCGACGACCCGGGCTGGGTCGATCCCGCGCCCCATGTCAGCGCCGCGAATAAACTCGCCTCGCCCCTCAGGCGCCCGGAAATTGGTGGTGCCGTTACCCCCGTACATGGTCCCGATTCGGGCGAACAGCGCCGGGAAATCAGAGATATTCAGGAGCGCGCCGTCTTCAGCGATATACCCCGGTGGTGGGGTCGTACGGCTGAAGTAACGGGTCTCGGCGCATTCAGCGCTGATGTACCGACCCACCGCGCTGTCCCAGTAAAGAATGCCGTGCGGCGACACGAGGACCGGCCCACCCTGATCCGAAGTTGGGATCGTCGGAAACGTTCGCAGCCCGGCGAGCGAGGAGGCCAACTGTGCATAGTGCTTCGCCGAAAATTCACCTTCCGCTACTGGCGCACCGGTCTTGACCGCCCAATCGCGGGCCACTGCCGCGTGGTGCTTCGCTGAGAACTCACCCGCATCTACTGAGTCGCCAACCTTCGTAGCCCATTGCCGCGAGAGAGAAGCACTATCCCGGGACTCTGCTGCTTTCTGGCCGGCGCCTTGCTGCGACGAAGCTGCGGCATCTGCCAGCGACGCGGCAGCGGCCCGACTTTCGTTCGCGGCGTTTGCGCTCATTGCTGCGGCCTTCGCGTCGTTATCCGCATTCACAGCGGACTGCGTGACATCCGCCTGCAGGGCGTTCGTCTCATCCGCAAAGCGCGGCAGTGCAGCCATGAACGCATCCGCGCGCTCAGCAAAGTTCTCGGGATCGCTCCGGCTTGGCGGAGTCGGCAAACTTGTGATTGCCATCAGGTAAGTCCTTCAATTTCTAGATTGCAGAAATTCACCATCTCGTACGCGACGTCGATGGAGAAATCCTTGTAGAACCCGTATATCGTCATTGGTCCGTAGCCCTCAGCATCCGTACCGATCCAAACACAAGGAGTGGCTCGAAGTTCAGAAAGCCGCCGATAGACAGCCGCGAATCGTGCTGTCTCCAACCAAAGACGTGTAGACATTCGCCTGGAGAATCGCCGGCGGCGGAACGTTGTCACGCCCGTCTCAGAAGTATCCTTCCGGCTGTAGTCGACAATTCCCACGCTGCCGCCATACTCTGCGTCACCGATGAAATACGCGGTGCCGAAAATCATGGCGCCGCAAGCGGCTTCAAAGCTTGGCGCAAATATCGACACATCCAGGTGCAAGCTTCCGTACGCCGGCAGATCCGTCAGAACCAGCTCCGAAAGCCGAGAAAACGGCTCGAAGAAGTACTCATACCAATTAGTGACTATCGAGCCTTCCAAAGCCCGATCGGCCTCGTACAAAACCGGGCCGTCCAGGCCGTCGCGCCCGATCACCTTCACCCGCGTGCCGACGAGTTCAAGCAGAGCCAGACTGTTGATCAGGCCAGGACGCACAACCACCTGAAGCGGGCTCTCCCCGACAGTCTGGGTGCTAACTTCGCTGTCGAACATTGCCCAGCGGTTGGTCGGCCCCGCCAGCGCCCAATGCAGCGGTGCCGCCCCCGGCGTATTCCCTACGTTTGGGGTTTGCACACACTCAAAGACCTGCGCCTGATACACCACCCGCGCTCCGACTGCGTAGTTTTCAGTCGGGACGTAGGCGGGATAGTCGTCCTCAGCAACGCTGGACGAGATCAGCCGATCTCGTCCGATGGAAACCGGCTTAATTACTTTCATGCGCTTGATACCTCCACTCGCAAGGGTTCAGCCGCATCGGGCCTGACTATCAAGCCGTCCGACTCAAGCCGGTCGAGTTGCCGCACGGTCTTTCCTGTGTTGCTGGCCGTAGCACGCGCCTCGATCCGAAGGTTTTTCACTTCATCACGCAGGGCTTTCTGCTCTTCCAACAACGCACGCATCAGCGCCAACGATTGCTCATCGCCGCCCCCAGCCAGAATTGCACGGGTCCGCTCGGCGCTGAAGATCCGAGATGGCCCGGTAACTTCCAATTCCGGGCCGTTCTCGCCGACCAACCTCAAACCGCCGGCATGGTCGCCCCCCTTGGCGAACGCCGCCACCGGCCGCCCCGTCATGGCGTTGACGATTTGCCGCAGGCCGTTGACCGTGGCATCACGCGCCGCATTGATGGCATTCGTCAGAACTTGATCCCCAGACAGCGCGGACTTCTCCAACTCCAGCAGCTTGGCGTCAATCTCCGCAAGGAGGTCCAAACTGTCTTTCTGGTAGTCCTTCGGCGTCACGGAGTCCATGCGACTCGCCACCGCCTCAGCACGCGCCAGCGCCGTCGCAACGAATGCTTGATACTGCTCATCCGAAGAGAAGGCGCCTTTTGCGGCCTCCAGCATCGGCAGCATCATGCCGTTGAGTTCGTCGGCAAAGCCGGCCAACTCTTCGCCATCAGCCCCCATTGCCTTGGCGTAAGCCTTCGCATACTCGCCTTGCATGTTGGCAAACTGCTCTTCCGGCGAAAGCTGGCTGATCCGGTAGTCCTTCACGGTCTTGCGTACGCCAGCAGCACCGTTAGACAAGAGATCAGCCAGCGCCTTCTGCGCCTCGTAATAGCGCACGGTCTCCGCACGAAGCTCACCAAGTTTGGAAACCGACTTGCCAGCATCAAGCGCAAACTGTTGGAGCGCGTCCGCGTATGCCGTCTGCTGGGACTTCGCGTACACCGCCGCCTCAGTGGCCGCGGCTTGTGCGCTGGCCGCGGCCGTCACAGACGCCGCATACTCGGCCTGCAAGCGTGCGACTTCTTCAAACGATGGCGCGACCGAGCCAGCAGCCTCAGCAGCACGCAACGCGGCAATAGCCTCCTCCCAGGCCGCCCTAGCTGCCGGAAGCTGTGCCTGCGCAATGGTCCGCGCTTGGTCCAGCTCCTTCCAGTTGTCTTTCTTGTAGCCAACAGTCTTCGGCGCGTAGACATCCCAATTCAGCTTGTCGATCAACGCTTGCGCGTCAGTTGCTCGCTGCTGAGCGGCTGCCAGGTTGTTGACTGCGGCGTCTCGCGACGATTTCACGCCGTAATACGCCGTTTCGGCCGCATTCCGAGCGCTCGACCTCTGCGCACTGAGTGCCTCGGCCGCATTCAACCGCTCCCCAGCAGCTACCAAGCCCGAATTGCTCGGCAAGTCGGTTTTGATGGCCTGAATGCCCTTGCTTATCGCCTCCGGAGACATGGGCGAGGGGTCGAGAATCTGCCGCGCCGCGTCCCGCACAGCAATGCGCTCATTCGCAATACTGTCCAGAATGGACCGCATCCGGTCGCCAAGCTGCTCAAACGCTGCTGTCATGGTGGCAACGAACACATCCGTGTCCACCCCTTTGAGCGCGTCGGCCAAGCCGGCGAAGTCGATGACGGTCCCGCCGACTCCCGCGCGCAAAGCCTCCATTTGCTCCAACAGCAAAACGCTGGCCTCCTGAGCGCCGGTCAAGGAATCGCCTAATTGACCGCTGGTGCTGGTGAAGTCCAGCAGGCCGGAGCCGAGATCGAGGAACAGAAGCGAAATCTGCCCCGTGGACTCTCCAACTTGGATCAGGGAATCCCGCAGCAGTAGCGCCTTCAGAGCCGCGCCATCAAGCGCCGGAGCCAACCCGCCGCGGCCCGTGAAGGCCTCCAGCATCCGGCCGGCCGCTTCTTGGCCCCGCCGCGTCGTTGCCTCGATCACTGCCGCAAATTCGGGCGCGATTGCCAACAACGCCACATACGCGCTGCGGCCGGCATCGGTCGTCAGATCCAGCGCCGTGACCATGGAGCGCAATTCCTCCATGGTATTGGGCATGGCGATATTCAGGCCCTGCAACGAATCGGCCATGTCCGCGAGGCTCAACTTGGCGCGCTCGGCCTCCGAGTAATAGAGCTGGTAATACTGCGCAGTGGCTTGGCTCATAGCGTCAATGCCGCCAAACGCATCCACCAGCTTTGACGCAGTAGCAGCCCCAGACACGGAGACGTCGTACAGGCTGAGATCCAGCAGCTTCAGCCCACGATTGGTGGCGCCGAGATTCGCGCCCAGACGTTGCAACGTCTGGGAGGCGGTCTCGTTCTCCTTGGAGAACTCGGCGATATTCGGCACCAAAGACCGCACCATATTCTCGCCGACCGTCGCCAGCGCCGCTTCCAGGAGCTTCTGGTTTTCCTCGCTGTCCTTGGTGAGCGTGATCCGGAATTGGTCGCTGTACGTTCCCAACGAGTCCGCCGACACGCCTACGGCCTGCGCCAGGCTGGCCGCATTCGACTTCATGAGGTCGAATGCCGCGCCCACGTCATCCAGAAACTGACCATCTAGGCCCTTCGCATCCATCCCGCTGCGTCCGCTCCGGAACCATCCTCCTTTTTGCTTCCAAGGGGTGGCTGTGTATCCGGTGAACCCGAGCGAACTGAAGTCGCCGACCATCGTTGTATCGTCGTACTCCTTCGGGCCGCGCCCGAATGCTCGGGCGATAAGTGCCGAACCAGAAAGGATCGAGGCCCACTCGCCGTTGATCCCCACCGACCGCAGCGCCTTATCCGTCCACAGGGACGGCCCGGTAATGGGGTTGTACTTGGCAATGGGCGCCATCGTGCCGTTATCGGCATCCCAGCCGGCGCGATACAGGCTGCGATTGATCAACATGCCAGCGGCAATCCAGCCCGCGACCGGAATCGCGCTGGACATCATCGAGCCGGCCGCTGCAGCCGTGCTGCCCGCCGTGGTCGGGCCCGCCAAGCCGGCGGCCAAGGTGGCGCCCTGACCAGTCATGCCAAGCGCGAATTGCTGGGCGGCCGTGGAGCCGATGGCGCTGCCGATGGAGGAAATGCCGGAAGCCAGAGTGGAGGTAAATCCCCCCGTCAATGCGCCGTAGGCCGCACGGGCAACGCTGAATGCGTCGGTCCAACCCAAGCCTCCACCGACACCGCCTTGCCCACCCACACCCGCCAGCGCGGAAAGGCCGGTAGCTCCTGCTTTGGCGCCCATCACGCCGGCCACATTGGCAAAGATGGTCGCCACAAACGGTTGGGCGAACATCCGATAAATCTGATCGGCAACGGTCGTTTTGAACGTGGTCGTCAGCGATTTGGTAAACGACTTCCACCCGTCCTTGCCGTTGTTCATCATGTCGGCGAAGCCTTGACGGAACACGTCGCCGTACTTGTCGACGCTGCGCTCCCAGTCTCGCGCCATTTCGTCAGTCGCTTTCTTCTGGGCGTCCTTCACGTCCTTCGCGCGGATCGCCTGGCCCAACCGCTTTCGGGCCTCAATCTCCTGCTCAATCAAGGCGATCTCACGCTCAGACCCGTCAAAGCCCTGCAATGCGGCCTTACGCTCCTCCAGGCGTGCGATGGTCAGCGCCTCCAGCGCGGCCTTGCTTAGGCCGTAGGTGGACACCTGATCCTCTACCGCCTGCGCTTCTTGGCCGATCTTCGAGATACCCCCTTCTAGGGCGGTGTAATACTTGTCGCGCTCCTCCTGAAAGTCCTTGGTTGCCGCATTGGCCCGGAGCAGCGCCCCGGCCTCATCAGCAAGCGCCTTGGTTCGCTCCAAGCTAGCGCGCACCTGAGACTTGAGATTTCCTTTCAGAAGTTCCCCGATCTCAGCGGATCGGCGCTCATACTCATTGAGCTTGCTGGTCTGCAAGCCGCGCTGGCCCAATTCGGCGGCCAGCGCCTGTTCTTCAGCAATGCGGGCGCGCAATCGGGCTGCTTCAGACTCCGCGCCAGACGGTCCTTTGTCGCCGCCCTTGTCCTCGAATCGCTTATCGATTTCGGCTAGCGCCGTCTTGTGGGCGACATAAACCTTGCGGTACTCCTCCGTCCCTTCCTTCAGACCGTCCACCGCCTTGCGAAAGGCTGCAGTCTCCTTTTCGACGGCTGTCTGGCGCTGCTGCGGCTTCGACGTGCGGCTATCGTCCGTGACGTAATCGTCCCGGAACTTGGCCTTGTCCAAGAGACGCTTTTGCTCTGCCGCGGCATTAACTTCTGCCACGGCGGCCGCGGCCTTGGCCTGCATCGCCCCCAGTTCCATCTGGGCGGCATCAAGGCCGCTTTGTTCAGTGGCGGAGATCTCGGCACCGTTTTGCCTGGCAATCCGGATATTCTCTTGCCGCGCACGAACCTCCCGCTCCTTCTTGCCAATCACGTCCTCGACAGTGGTCGGGCGCCCGACGTCCGCCATGGCGTCCCAGGCCTTGCCCGCCATGTCGCGCACGCCCTTCCAGGCGCGTTCGAGGTAGCCGAGGTTCTCGGACAACTTCGGGGCGCGGTCATTCAGTGCATCGGCGTATGCCTTTTGGGCTACCGCGGCCGCATCAGCCGTCTTCCCCTGACGATCCAAAGCCCGAATCTGCTCGTAGGTGGAGACGGTCAGGAAATTCATGCCTTCATTTAGCTTGAGCGCAGCCTCCAGCGGCGCTTTGCCCAACTCCACGAATTCCGCAACCGTGTCCTCGATGGCCGTGCCTGTCTCCTTCTCCCAGCGCACTGAAGCGGCCGCGAACAGCTCCATGTTGGATGCGCCAATCTTGGCCTCACGGCTGAACAATTGGAGAGCATCCGCGGCTTTCCCTTGCGTTCCGACCACATCACCAACGCGACGAGACATTGCCTGCAATTGGCCGCTGGTCACCCCAGCGACTGCGCCCGTCTCGATGACTGATCGGTTAAAACCCTGAGATTCGCCCGCGCCCTTGAAGTACGCCGCCCCCAGGAGCGCTACGGCGCCCGCGGCCAACGTGAAGGGGCTGGCAAGTCCGGCTACGTACGTGCCCATGGCACGCGCAGCCGGGCCAATGCCACCGAACATGTCTTTCAGCTGCCCGCCCTGCTGCAATAGCACCGTCATGGGCCGTTGTCCGCCCTGGAGCGATACGATGATGTCCGTGAACTGCGCCGGCACACCACGCATGGCCGCCGCCGTGGCTTTCGCCGACATGCCTAACTGTTCAACAGCCGGAGCTGTCGCCAGCATGGCGGTCTTTGCTTGCCCCTGCTTGACCGTAATGGCGTCCAACTGTGCCAAATAAGGTTTGAGCTGGTCAGCGTCGATCCCACGTTGCTTTGCCAACGCCGCGTAATAGGTGGCCGTTCCGCGGGCGCCCGCGCTGGTGATCGCAATCTGGCGCTCGATCTGATTGATGAGCCCCTGCGTTGCCCGTTCCTGCTTGCGGCCCGCTTGCGTACCTGCCTCCGCCGCCTTCCCCATCTCGCTGGACGCTTCACGCCCGAGCGTAGAAATGGACTTCTTGGCCTTGCCGGTAGCCTCCGTAACCTCGGCCATTGTCGCCGTCAGGCCGGACGCATCGCCCGTTACGGCGACTACGCCCTCAGCAATCACATTAGTCATGGCAACTCCAATAAAAACGCCCGCACGGGGCGGGCTATTTCTTGCTCATTTCGTCAAGCGCGGCATGCTCAAGGACGCGCATCTGTTCTTCAAGCTCTTCGTATCGCTCCGGCGTGAGCCCCATACGATCCATCTTGTGAAACATCACGCCGTAATCCAGGCCGGTCGCACCCGCCATGCCGACACGCCACTGCGAGCGCAGCGCTACAAAGAGTTCAAATGCTGCAAGATGCTCGGGCCAAATTTCGACGGGATCGCCCGCCACGTCCTCCAGCGTCAAGCCGAAGGCAGCCAGCTCCTTAGGATCTGGCCCCTTGGCATAGAGCGCGGCCCCGAGCGCCCTTAGTTTCCCTCGCGGGCCTTGGACAGCTCTTCGATGTAGGTGCCCAGCACGGCACGGGCCGATCCGACGTATCCCTGCACCAGGCGCCCGACGTTCTCAGCATCGAACGCATCTTCCAGTTCCCAGCCGCTGGCGATGTCCATCAGCAGCTCGACATCGTCGGTGCGATCCTTGAGCCCGTCGAGAAACTCGCGGTACTCGTCCCGAGAGCGATGTTTGAACGTGAATTCCACACTCTCGAAGCCGTCGCCGGGAACGGGCAGCGGCACCTTTTTCTTGAAAGTGGGTTTCGGGTTGAGGGTGAATTTGGTCTTGGTGGCCATATGAGATTCCTGGTATGTCGATTGGATGGATGAATTGAAGAAGCCGCCCACAGCGGGCGGCTCGTCGGGTTCCTGCTAGCTGGCGATCAGGCCGCGTAGCGCACCGGGCGCGACAGCAGGGAGAACGTGGCTTGCACGCCCATCACTTCGCCCTTGGTCATGGAGGGCGTTTCGTTGAACGATACGTAGCCGTTGTAGAGAAGCACCGAGCCGTTCGGGAAAGCGATGCGCAGGGCGCGCACCTCGCGCAGCTCGGCGGCCGCTTGCAGCGCCTTGTAGCCGGGCAGCGTCGGATCGTCAGCGATGGTGATCGCCAGCGATTGCGCGCTCGCCTGGGTCGGGATCTGCGCTTCGAAGTCGTTTTCCAGGAAGCTGTACGTGGCGAACTGCATTTCGCCGCCGGAGGTCGACGTTTCCAACACCTGAGTGATCTGAGTAAAGGAGGTGATCTCGCGGAACGAGCCGCTGCCGGTGCCCGCAGGAAACTGAATCGGGGAAAGCGTGCTCGCGCCTTCGAGAGCGAACGTGCCTGCGGCCGAGTCGGCGACGCGCAGGACTCGCTCGTTCAGCTTCTGCCAGCCGGATTTCAGTTCGATCAGCGCGCCATTGGTCAGGCCATGCGCAGCGCTGGAGGCGACACCGGGATTGGCGTTGGTAATCGCCGTGATCGGCTTCGACACGCCGTAGGCGGTGGCGAGCGACAGAATCACGCCGTTGGGGAGAGAGACAGCCATAGGTTTATTCCTATCAAGGGACGAAAAAAAACCCGCCGAGGCGGGTTGAGGGATGTGCCCAAGAGAGGGCATAGGTTTGATTTGCGGGGGGGACTACGGCGGCTCGATCACGGCGCTTTCAAGCTCCAGCGTCACACTGACGCCGGCCAGGTCTGAGCCAGTGCCGCCAGTGAGCGAACGGCTGGAGGCTTTCGCCACGAAGTAATGCGGGCCGACCTGGGGGACCTCGATTCGAAAGCTGTATGGCCGGTCCTGTTCGGCGGCGGCGCGCAAAAGGTCTTGCCCCGCGTCAGCAATCCGATAGAGATCCAGTTGCAGCGATTGAGGCGCCCTGGCGACCCGTCGAAGAAACGAGACCTTGGCACCGATGGGTTGATAGGCAACGGTTTGGTACTGCGAAGCGAGAGCGCCGAACACTCGCACCCCGCGAACCTGCTTGAAGGGCAGCGCGCCGAACGCAGCGGCATCCAGAGTCGCAGGCATATCCGGACACAACGCCACGGAAGCGCCGGCGAGTACATGGGGGGTCGTCATGTTGCGTACCACACGCTGAAATCCTGCATTGCGCCCTTGAAGCCCGTTTCTTCATCATGGCGCGACACGGGCGCACCCAGGGGCGTGGCGTACACGGGGGCTGCACATAACGCCACCTGTACCGCGCGGATCAGCGCAGAAGCTTGCGCCCGGCCTCTTGCCCAGACCGTCACCTGCATCCGGGCGTTCTGTTTGTCCGGCAGTGCTCCATCCATGAACACGGGCGAAACGCCCCCGACCTGCTGAAAGATCGCAAACGGCATCGGCGTGTCACCCTCAGCCGTATCCGGATAAATCCGCCCTCCAAAGATTGGTCCGAGGGTCTGCACGAGCAGAGCTTCAACCATGCTGAATCTCCCTTATCTTTTCAGCCAAGCGCCTGCGCCCAGCCTCAACCGCATCTTTCAGCTTCGCATCCACTGACACGCGTAAATACGGTTGAGCAGGCACGAAAACGGGAATCTTCAGCGGCCTCTTTTTCAAGGTGATCCACTCACCGTCCTTTGTCTGGCGCACCGCATATCGGCGCCAATGCCCATGCTCAACCAGCCACCAATGTGGGGCTTTGGCCTTGTTGACACCAACGATGTAGGTTTTTCTATCTGGCCCGGAGTCTCTCTCATCGAACCAGCGATAGATCGCCGCCTGCAGCTTTCCCAGACGGAACGGCACCCGCGCCCGCATTTCGTCGTACAGCACGACCGCCATCGCATGCGCCGCCGGCCGGACGGCCTCTTGCTTGATTCGGTCAAAAAATGCGGAAACCTGCTTTTCGATATCGCCCTCAAACGAGAACGCCATCGAGTTTGCTCGATGCTGCCGAGTTGATCTCATGAAGAAACCTCCCGCGCCCCCAGCTTTCGGCAGACGAGGTCCACATGCTTTCGGCCTTCTTCGTCGGGCAGCACTGCCTCAACCTCATAGAAGTCCGTGCCATGCTCGACGCGCATTCCCATTTCAACGGTCTGCCGATAGGGAATGCGAATGCTGGCCTTCTTTACTTCTTGCTCGGCCCCGGCCTTGATCGCCGAGGTACCAGACACGTAGCGAATCGATGCCCACGCGGCTCCCACCTTTACCCATACATCCAGGGGCTCATTTGCCGAATCCAACTCCCCACTTCGCCGCAGAATCTCCACACGGCGGTTGCGCTTGCCCGCTTTCAACATCGCGCCCCTCTTCATTCCGGCCACCAGCGATACGGGTTGGCTAGTTCATCAAAGCCCATCGGAATTTCCGCCAGGCTTAAATCGGTGGTCGCCTCCCGGTTCACTTCCCAGTGGCCGATGAGCAGGAGCAAGGCGAGCGCAATGTCATCATCCAGCACGACTGCGTTCGCCGGGGCCGGGGTCGGTACGTCTTCCTCGGTGCGGAACAGCTGACGGCCCGTTCTCGACTCGAATCGGCGAATGGCGGCGCCCTGGTAGCGATTGAGCAGGCTATCGCTTGTGTCCTCCGGATCAAGCCGTAGATGCTCGCGGATCTCATCCAGTTCCAGCATGCGTTATGACGGGCCAGTTTCCCAGCCCGCCCCAGGTTGATTAGGCCGCCTTGCCCTGCAACGCCTTGATGGCGGCGGTGTCCTGCAACACGCAGCCGAATCGGTGGAAGGCGAGGAAGCCGGTCTGGTCGTATTCGGCGTAGCGTTCCACCAGGCGCTTGAGAACCATGCCGCGTACATTCCGCACGAGGAATTGTTCGAAGTCACCAGCGAACATGAACTTGGCGCCCGCAGCGACGGACGGAATGGCCTGGTCGATCACGTACTGGTACTTGAGCAGTCGGGCGGAAGCCCCGGCATCCAGGCCCGGAATCCACAGCGGGCGGCCGTTACCATCCTCCATTTCCTCCAAGACTTGCAGCGTGGCGTCGTTGAATGCGAGGCGGAACTTGGGCGCGTTGCGGTATGCCGGGTCGATGGAGTGAATCAGGCCGTTCACTTCCTTCCAGGTAAACGTGCCCGCGGCTGCGGTCTGCTTGCCAACCGCGGCGGAGACTGCCAGGCCCTTCGGCTGGGCGGGAGTGCCCGTGCCAGTGCCGGCGACGATCAGCCGCGCCTTCGTCCGTCCGATGCGCGAGCCGACCCGTGCCGCAAGAAAGCTCTCCATGTCGATGCCGCTATCCAACAACAGCTCATTGGAAACGCGAATCACCTTTGAAGTCAGCTTGTGAGAGCCAAGGGCGTCCATGCCGAACTCGACATCCTTTTCGCCTGCGTCTGCGTTCTCGCCGATGAGTTCGCCCTCATCATTGGCACCATTGCTCGTCGGCCATTCGATGGGCGCCCCGTTGTCGGTGGTGAGGATTTGGCACACGCTGGCAATGCCGCCGTACTGCTTCATGGACTCGACCACCTTGGCCCAGAAGGTCGTCGGCACGGTGTAGCCGCCTTTCTCAGCAGGCGAGACACCCTGCGCACGAGCTTCCGCCAACAACTTGCGCTCTTCCGCCGACAGCTCGGTAACGCCGTGGCGCAGAAACTTGTTGAATGCCTGGGCGCGCAGTTCGTCGGGGCTGCCCTGGCCGGCGGCGGCCGCGGCTTCGGCCGCCAACTGGCTGGCGTTGTCGTCGACGTAGCGCTGCTCGGTGTCACGCAGCTCTTCTTCGCGTTGGATTTTCTCGTCCAGCTTCTTGAGGTCGGCCTTCATGCCGTCCCACTTGGAGCGCTGCTCGTCGCCCCAGGCGTTTTCACCTTGGGCCTCGTGGAACGTGCGCATTTCAGCAGCGATCCGCGCACGTTTTTGCTTCAGTTCTGCAAGGGTCATATTGACTCCGATTAAATTGAGGTAAGAGAGGTCAGTTCAAGGAAGCGCTCGCGTGCGCGACGCTCGTTTACAGCCTTGGCGGCCAGTTCCTGGGCGCCTTGGGCCAACTTCTTCCAGCTATCCAGCGAGCGCTGGGCGGCGTGGCTGTCGCCGTAGGCTGGGTACGTGACTGGCGACACATCGCGCAGTTCGGCCAGCCTATGGATCGTCCGGACGATGATTTCTCCCTCGCGGCGCCACTCGTCGCCGTCCGCAGCTACGCGAAATCCGAAGCTCGATCCGGTCACGTCGCCGCGCTGAAGCGGCGTAAGCACGAGATCCCGGACGGTCTGCGTGTCCGGCGGGTCGATGGTGTAAGCCAGGCCCCGAGAGTCGATCTCCAGGCGCAGCGTATTGCTGCGGGTACGCCCAAGCACGAAGTTGGGATCGTGGTTAAAGAGTGCCCGCACGTCATCGCCCATGACGGCATCAAACGCGCCTGGGGCGATCTCCTCGACAAACGTGCCGAAAAGCAGCGCGCTGCGCGTGTTGAATACGGCGGCGTATCCCGCGATCTGCGGGCGCTGCGTTTCACCGTCGCCAGACGTGCGAAGCTCGCACGGCTGGTTGCCCAGCGTGCGCATTTCAAGGTCTTTCATGGGAATCCTTATTGGCTGTCGGCCGGCGGGGTTGCCGGCGGCTTTCCGACCTCGGCGGCCGGCTGGGCGTTGACGCTGATGAGCAACTCGGACAACCCTTCACGGGGGCTGAGGTCTTCCAGGGCCCGAACTTCGTTGCGGTCCATCCAGCCATCCGTGATGGCGGCGTGGTAGAACTCCGCGCGCTCTTTGGGGGTGCCGCGCAGCAGCCCGGCCAGATTGAGCTTCACGTAATAGCCCGCGCGCCGCTCAGCAGGGGTGAACAGCTTGCAGTTCAATTCCTGCTCCCAGTTCACTCCCCACGGCATCATCGAATAGCGCACAAAGCGGATGCTCTGCTCAGTGATGTTCGAATTGGTGGCGCGCTCCAAGTCGTTAATCATGTCCGCCGGAACGTTGTAGATGGCCGCGATCTCGGTGCGGTTCATCTTGCGCGTTTCCAGGAACTGCGCAGCCTCGGGAGGAATCGTCAGCGCGCGGTAATCTAGATCCGCCGGCAGCAATAGCGTCTTGTTTTCCGATTGGATGAGCCGCGCGACGGCTTTCGTCCAGAACTCTCGCAAGCGGCCCCACGTGTCTTTGTTGAGGTCACCTTTGACGGTCAGAATTCCGGTCGGACGCCCGCCACCTTCGAAGAACTCTCGCCCATAGCGCTGCGCGGCTAGGCCCAGCCCGAGCATTTCCGCATGCTGCTGAATGATGCTTTTGCCCATACGGCCGGACGACCCGAGGGCGCGGACGTGAACCATGTCTTCGGGAGCGACGGCCATTGCCTTGCCGTCTTCGTCCGTCGTGCTGTAGATCCAACGTCCGGCCGGTTTTATCAGGGTGGTGGTCCAAGGTAGGCAAAACTCCAGCGCACGCAGCTCGCCCGAGCGGCGCCGCTCGATCCGGGTGTAGCCGTTTCCCCAGCCAAGCACGTGATGCTGTTTGGTTTCGCGCCACTTGTAGCTGGTTTGCCAATCGTTCGGCTTGGAGTGAATCAAGTCAAAGGCGGGATGATCTGTCGCCGGCTCAATTCGGTTGCCCTGGCGGCGCAGCACCACTGCGGGCAGCTGCGCCACGTTGCTGGACAGCACATAGTGGCAGGCGTACACCGCCGAGAGGCAAAGTGCGGCCTCCGGCGTCACAGCGATGCGTTTACCCTCGCCGTGCAGATACTCCTGCAGGTTCTGGCCGGTGAGAGGAACGGAGGGGCTTTCGAGACTGCGGCCCTCGAAGAGCGACGACAGAATCATCGTTTCCCCCTCGCCGCGGCGCGTAGCGCAAAGGCTAGGAGCAACGCTCCAGCAGCCAACAAGGATGGCCCGGTGCCAAATTGCACATACACCCCAGCCGCCACGCAGCAAAAGCCAGCGAGGCCGGCCGCGTCAATAAGCAGGTTTTTCATGTCACATCACCAGAATGTCGTCATCGGTCAGGCTGTCCAAGACTGAGCCGCTTCGCTCGGCCAGCATGGCGCGGCCTACGGCCATAATCAGCGCTACGGCGCCGTCAATCTTGTTGTCATTGCCCTGCTTGATCGGCCGTACTACGTCGTCGTTACCGGGCAGGTTCTTGCCGATCACATTTCCGATACACCAGGTCATGATGGGGTTGCCATCATGGTGGAATCGCCCAGAATTAATTGCGGCCTCCAGCTCTTTCATGGGGTCGCTCATGTTGGTGTAGTTCTGGACGATGGTGATGGGCGTTAAGCCCTCATCATCCAGCTGGTGCGACAGATTGGTGGCGCCGCTCGGGTCAATCGGACTCTCTTCGACCGGGTTGAGACGATTCGCCTCGATTGCTTCCGCGTGGATGTCCCGATAGTCAATTTCAGAGCCGTCCGTGGTGTAAAGGTGGCCGGTATTGATCCATTTCTGGAAGCGCTCGGCCATCCGACGGTTATCGGTGTCGTTTGCAGTATCTTCCGGCACCCAGAACCGGGGAGCGACGCAGTAGTAGTGCCGCTTTCCGCCGATATCGCGGTAGAACAGGCGCGCCATGCTGTTCATGTCCAGCTTGCGCGCCAGGTCGAACCCCAAAAAGGCACTTTGCCCCTCAAATTGCTCGAGGGTTAGCGTCTCGTCCTTGCACGCTTCCCACTTCTGGATGTTGAAGTACCCGGCCTTGGCCGTCACCCAAAGGTTCAGGTGCTTGGTCTTGAACGTGTTGGTAAAGCGCGCCTGCTTTATCGCTCGCTGCTGCTGACTGATGAGGTAATCCGCATAGACCGACACGCCCATGTTCGGATTGGCCTTTGCCAACACCGCCGGGTCTGTCCAGTCATCACCTTCATCGATGGTCCAGATCCAGCCGAATAGCTCATCGTCCGGGACCAGCCCCTCCAGCATCTCAATGACCTCGCGCCGCTTGTCGTAGCAAGGCCCTTCGATGTTCGCGCCGGCCGTCGTGATGATGAACATCAGGGGATGGCGACGCGCTCCCATGCCGGTAAGCATGGTTTCGTACAGAGCGGCCGAATCGTGCTCGTGGTACTCGTCGACAATCGAGCAGGACGGCGAAGCGCCGTCGCCCGGATTGCCAATGATGGGCTCAAAGCGGCTCCCGTCCTCTGGGCGCGCGAGCGCTTGGGCGTTCACCTCGATGCCCATGTGCTCGACCAGCATGGGCGAGCGTTGAACCATGAGACGCGCGGGCCGGAACACCTCCCAAGCCTGCTTTTCGGTCGTCGCACCGGAATAAATCTCTGCCCCGAACTCGTCATCCGCCACGAACATGGATATGCCCACGCCTGCGGCGATGACGCTCTTCCCGTTTTTGCGCGGAACCTCCCAATACGATTCACGAAAGCGGCGCAAACCGCCTTTTTTCTTCACCCAGCCGAAGGTTGCTGCTAGGCCGAACTTTTGCCACGGCTCCAGGGTCACCAACTGGCGCTTGAACGCCCATTCCCCCTTCGTGTGGGGCATCAGCTCGATGAGCGTGAGCTTTTTTTCCGCCTCCGCGGCATTGAATCGGTAGGGGTATTTGGCCGACTTGCTGGCGGCAAGGTCATCAAGGTGGCGCTGGCATGCCAACACGACGTAGCGGCAGGCCGGCACTTCGCCTTTCACTACGTCTTTTGCGAATTTCAGTGCCTGCGCCACCCGAGGGTACTGGGGCGCCGCCATTCATCAGCCTCCGCCGAGCAATGCGGCGAAAGGATTACCTTTGCCGGGCTTCTTGGGCCCCTGCATGCGCTGGCGGCTAGACGGATCCAGGCCTAGAAATGAGCCATACGTGGCCATCTGCTTCAAAGCCTCATTGGCGACGGTCGCCGCTGGGTTCTTCAGCGGCCCGCCCTGTGAGCCTGCCACCACGATTCCATTCTTCTGAATTTCCTCTTCCGCCCAGCGGAACCGGCCATAGGCGGCACAATAGGCTTCCAGGTTTTGGATATCGGTGGCCTGCAGGATCTTTTCCCGGCACAACAGAGGCGCCAGGTGTTCCCATAGATCGCGTCCGTGGCCTTGCAACCACTCGGGCGCGAAGACATTCGTAATTTCCCCGTATGAGGGGGTGTCCTTGTTGATCGCACGTTTTCCTGGGTTGCCAGCTGCCAGCTTTTTTTCCGCTGGTTTCGGCTTGCGCCCGGAGCGACCTGCTACTCCCGCCATAGCCTTCTCCATTGGTCAAAAAGTGCGCAAATCGCGCTATCCGCCAAATTTCATTTTTCGCGGGCGTAAAAAAAAGACGGAACGGGCCGTCCTATGAGCATTTCGGCCAAGGATTGACCCACCCCCTCCCCTGGCAGGCTGGTGCCGGGGTCTCATGAAGGGGGCCAGGAACGCGCGTAGGGGCCGCCAGCGGCCGATCACGAGAGCGGCACAGCGCCTATGCCTTTGCCTTCGCGCGCGCCCTGGCGCTTTCCTTGGCAGTCTTCTTCTTATGGCAATCCGCGTTGATCGCTGCCAGGTTGGCCGGGTCGTCGCTGCCGCCTTCGGCCTTCGAAATACGATGATCGACCTCCGTCGCCGGAAGCACGCGGCCCGTGCGCCTGCACTCTGCACACTGACAGAGGTAGCGGTCGCGTTTCAGTATCAGCAGTCGCAGCCGATCCCACTCCGCGCCGTAGCCGCGCTGGTGTCGGTTGCCTCGCTGGTGGTCTCGCTTCCACCCCACAGCATCCCCCGCGTGCGCATCGCAGTAGCCCGGAATGCGAACCAGCGCGGAACAGCCCCGGTGGCGACATGGGAGTAAAGGTCGTCTTGCCATGCAATCCTCAATAGTCTTGCCGGGTGGTATCCACTGCACACCGCCCGGCGGCGATGACCGAATCCCCCCACGCCATGCCCAGCGCGCGGACCCTTGATAGCGAAGAGTGCAGACAGAAACATCTTGACTATTAGGTCATAATGTCCTATTATTCAATTCAAGGCCGGCGCTCACCGCGCAAGGTCACTTACCGGAGAACTCCGATGAACCAGCAAGAACAAGCCACCGTCCAAGCCGCAATCGCGATCCTGGATAAGCACCTGAAGCAGCCCGGCGTTGCCGCCAACAGCCCCGAGGCCATTAAGCAACTGCTGCGTCTGGCGCTGGAAACCGAAGAGCGCGAAGTCTTCTTCGTTCTCTTTATGGACTCGCAGCTTCGCCTGCTGTCTGCCGAACCCCTCTTCTACGGCACCATTGACCAAGCCCCGGTGTTCCCCCGCGAAGTCGCCCGCCGCGCCCTGATGCTTAATGCGGCGGCCCTCGTCATCGCCCACAACCACCCCTCGGGCAACGCCCGCCCGTCCGAAGCCGACAAGCGCATTACCAAGACCCTGCGTACGGCGCTGGAACTCTTCGATGTGCGTCTGCTTGACCACTTCGTCGTCGGGTCCGGTCGAATGACCTCGTTCGCAGAAGCTGGCCTGATGAACTAACAAGGAGAGGCTCGGGAGACCGGGCCTGTTGAGCTATGGAAACTCGCGTCCCTTATGGCGCCCCAACGATCCGCCCTGAATGCCTGCGACCGTTTGCCGATGGATGGCAGCAGCCCGAAGCGGGCGAAGTGCGCGCCGTGCTTTCTATGGCCGGTCTGACCGGTGGCGAAGCGGCGAAGCTGCTTGGAATTTCGGACGGCCGAACCGTGCGTCGCTGGACCGGAGGCGACACGCCAATTCCCTTCGCCGCTTGGGCAATTCTTTGCCATGCGGCGGGATTGGGCATCATCTGGGCTAAGGAATAGGGACGTTTGCTGCCCCCGCGTCCTCTTTACATTAAGACACAACGTGCTAGCCTTGCACGCGACTAAACACGCTCGGAAAACCAATGACGATTGATAACCCCGCTCATAGACTCTGGCTTCTCCTCACAGACGCGCGATATATCAAGTCGGACGTAAAGTGCAAGATGGCTTGGGCCTCGCTCTTAGGCGTGGAGGTAAATAGCCCCGACCTGTACGGCAGGCTGGGAAAATTCATGCAATTGCCCCACGACGCAATCGAAGCTCTCAAAGTCGAACATTCCGACGAGCTTCCTGCTGCCCAACACTGGTTCACGCAGATCTCGGTAGCTTTTGAGAGACAGCACTTGCACGAAACGTGGCAAACGTTTATCAGTCACATCGACGGGCATTCTATGAACTATTTGAAGGTGCACGCGAAGCTGATAAACGGCGGCAAGCAGTTGAAAGTCTTGGAACTTGATACGCTCGCGCAAGCTCGCGCGGACTTAGCCACGCTTCTCAATACTGTATTGGGAGACGACACCCTTGATATCGGAGTGCGCCAGGCTTTGGTGCGAAATTTGCGGGGTCTCTTAAGTTCAATCGAGGAGTACAAACTGACCGGCTCGGCTGCTGTGTTCGACTCAATTTCTGTTGTGTACGGGCAAGGCTTTTTCGATTCAAAGTACCGGGAGGCGGTCAGTCAATCGTCTCCGATTGGAAGCAAATTGCATAGCATTGTGGGGGGGCTCGCGGACGCGATGACTGTAATCCTGGGGGTGGCCCCGATTGCAGACTTAACCAAAAAGATGTTGCTGCTATCGCAAACCTAGTCTCAAACGGAAAAAGCCCGCTGCTTTCGCTGACGGGCTTTTTCTATGCGCACTTATTCAAAGTGACTAAACAGGGCGAACTTTAGCAGAGAAAATTCAACCCTGCAAGAGCTTCAGTCACACAGCCCCTTTGCCGACAGCAGGTCGGCTGCGTACTCCATCGCCATCGCTTCGACGCCCTTTTGACCCGCGCCACGCTCGCCCCCCTTCTGCTTCGATGTCCGCGTGCCATAGAGCCACAGCTTGATCTTGCCGTTGTGGTTCGTGGCAGTAGCGGCGCTCACGTTCGCTCGTTCAGCCGCCTCCGACAGCTTTACATCCTTGCCGAAGTAGCGTGCCACAATTGCGTCTCGCAGGATTCGCGGCGTAGGGTGTGCAGACAGAGCCTCACACGCTGCGGCGTCGGAAATCTGGCGCACCGCTGCCAGCCAGTCATGCCGGTCTACGGTGCCTTGGCAGCACTTGCAGCGATCCGACCGGGGCGCGAAGCGCGCAACGAGAATTGCCCGATAGAGGCGGGGTAACTTTTCCAGCGCACCAAAGATGTATGCCGCTTGCCCAGCGCCGTCGGTCCCGCCCAGCCCTTTGCCAGCCGCGCCGCTAACGGCCTCGGCCATGCGGGCCATCATGGGCTTGTCGTACACCTGATCGGTATGGTTGTAGGCGAACGTCAGCGCGGCGTGGGCCGTCTTGAATAGGCGGCTCTGCTGCTCTTCATAGGTCGCAGTCGAGGGGACGCGAGAAAGGGTCAAGGTAGTCATCAGATAATCCCCGGGGAATAAGTCACTTTCGGAATCAGGTAATCGAGAAGCGCGGCGCGCGCCTCGTCAAAGCTTCGGCACACCTCGACGCGGTATCCCGCCCCCTTGAGGTATTCGATCCAATCTTTCTGGTTTTTGCTGACCCTGCCGTCAGCGGTCTTCATTTCGATCCACAACCCCGGGCACCCGAAGCGCGGCACGGGCAAGCAAAGATCAGGCACGCCGGACTTGACGCCTTGCCCCTTCAGCTTGGTCGCCACCGCAACGTGGCGGTGGCCACCGTTGGGCACATGAAACAGGCGCGCCAGTTCGGGATACACGCCGGCCTGAAGAGTCGCCCACCGAATAACCTGGGCCTGTAGGGTGTCCTCGCTGGGACCGGAAAGAATCGCTGCGCCACCGGCCGCGCCAGACGTACGTTTGGCGGGAGTTTTTGGCCAACGCCTCATGCCTGCGCCCCGTGGTCCGCGCTCAGGCGCAGCGCATTGCGCGCCATGGCGACAATCCCAGCCGAGTAGCGCTTGCCCTTCGGATTCTCAGTTTCCGCTATCACGCGCTTCCATCCCCGCATCGGGTCGCGGCCGGATTGGTTCATGATCCCCATCGCACCGATCTTGCGCATTTGCTCTTCGGTCTGGCTGCGGCTGGTCGCCGTGACAGGCGGCGCAGGCAACGCCTTGACGACGGTGGGAACGGGTTTCCATTCGCCACGCGCCAGCACGTCGTTCAGCGCCTTTTCCCAGCGCGCTTTCAACGTGGCGTATGAGCAGTGCTGGAGGTCGTGCGCCCCCGTCTCGACCGCCGCCCAAAAAATCGCAGGGTGCGGCCACGTGCCCTGCTCCCCATTGTGGCGTGCGGCCATGCCGGCGACCGCCGTGTAAAACGCGACCTCCGGTTGCAGTGCCGGACGGCAAGCCCGGATGAACTCACCAACCGCGGGCGGCCAGTCGGGGAACATGCGGCGGCACGTGCGCAGCCCTTCGGCCACTTCCTGCGGCGTCACGCGGTCTTCGTCCAGCGCCTCGGCCCACGCGGTCTTCCAGTTCTCGATGCTCTGCATGTCCGGGAAGTCCTTCACCCAGCGCCCCCCGTATGTGCCCGAGAGCCGATTCCACAGGTGGTCGATGAGGGAAATGCCTTCCAGCTTCGCCAGCGGCACGGCCCAGCCGGCTCGCTCACTCGTCGATTGTGCGACCGTCGTCATAGTCGGTGCCTCCATGGGTGCGATTGCGGTTTACGTAGTCGGTCGGATTGAACTTGCCGGGACGCTGCGCGCCCCCAGCTGCGATGCCACTCGGGGCGAACAGGCCTTGCCAGCTTTTGCCGATGGCGTTTTCGATGACCGCGGCGGGCGTGTGCCCCTGCTGGCGAAAGGTCGCCAGGTCCTTGACCTGCTGCCGTGCGGCTTCCTCGGTCAGTGGTTTGCGCAACTGCACGCGGTGGCGCACCCAGCGCTCCCACAGTTCCGCATCCAACCAGGCGGGCAACTCCACACGCATCGGATCGAACCCCGACGAGCGCTTGCGCGCGGGTGACGGTTCTTGACGGTTCTTCTTTTGGTTCTTGACGGTTATATGCGGGTGCAACCCACTGCACCCTTTTGCGTCGTCGTTTGCACCCTTTGCGCCGTCAGTTGCACCCTTTGTGCTGCCGTTTGCACCCTTTTCCGCGCCCTCCGAAAAGGGTGCAATTTTTTCGTCTGCCCCTTTTTCGTCTTTCTTTGCAGGCGGAATTGCTTCTCCCCCGGCAAGCCACTCCGGCGAAATCCGATACTCCGAAGCTTGGCTGCGCCCACCGTTCCCAGAGTTCACAGCAATCAGCCAGCCGGCTTCGCGCATGCTCTTCAGTTGATACTGCACCGCGCGGACGGACTGGCGGGTCTTGACGGCCAAGGTCTCCACATAGGGAAAAATGTGCGTCCCGTCATCGTGCGCGTGGTCCGCCAGGGCAAGAGCAAGCAGCAGCTCGCCCCCTCCGTTGCGGTAGCGCTCGAACACGGCGCCGAATACCTTTGCGCTCATTGCGCCCCTCCATACAAAAGTTGATACCCGCGCTCCGCCTCTTCGGGCCATTTGCCCATAGCGATGATTCGCAAGCGCGTAAGGCGCAAGCCGGGGATGAAATAGGCGAGCTTCTGTTCCAGCGGTGCTGGCGATTGGTCGATAAACCAGTGGCAAGGGCCGCAGCCGAACGCAATGGCCCAGTCGTGCGCCTTGATGCCCTTCCCTTTGCCGTCGCGCAACAGGTTGGAATGGCAGGCCACCGTGGTATCCGTGCCGCCCTGGCAGTACCTGGGCACGCGCAGCAAGCATTCCTCGCCTTTGGCAAGGTCAAGCAGCGCCTGATTGCGGTACACGGTCTTGGGCGGCTTCTTTCCCTTCTTGCGTGCCTTCATTGCGACACGTGCCGGCGGCATGGGCGTTGCGCGCATCATCGGCGCACCACGCTTCAGCGGCGTCTTTTGCTTCAGGGGGGCCTTGCGCGTCAGCGACATACCGCCCCCGTCTGCTTCGTGACCCGATACCATGCGGGTAACTTCCACGCGTTCACGCGACGCTTAACCAGGCCGGCACGTGCTGCGTCGAAAACGATCGAATCGACCGCGCATGCCGCAGCGACTTCCCGGGACGTGCTGGACCACGGGTCCACGGCCTTCATGGCAGGCTGCACGATGGCCCGCAATGCAGCCACGTCAACACGGCCCCGCGTATCAAGGATTGCCCGACGGACCTGCTCCACCGTTTCAGGTGGCACCTGGTAGCCGCGAAACATATGCAGGCAGTCAGCCATAGATGCCGCTCCACTTCACGAAGGGCTTGCGCACCACCTCATGGAACAGGGTTGCCGCCGTCGCGTTGTGATCCAACTCCGCTCGGCTCGCGATCCCGCACACGTCGCGGACGAACTCTGCAGCGTGCTGCTGGGCCGACACGCCGTCAGGCGCGGCGCCGATGCGGGACACAACCCACCGCTGGAACTTCGCGCCGTTGCACATCATTGCAGCCGCACGCGACAGCGCCGCCCCCTTACGCATCGTGGACGCGACACGCGCCCGCACGGGAACTCCGGATGTTCCGCGCTGAATCATTGCTCGGCCATCCCGCTAAGTCGGCGCGCGACGCCTGCGACCGCTTCCATCAGGGCGCGGCCCGCAGCATCCACGCGCTGCATTTCCTGCTGGTCAACGCCCCCGTCAGCCAGGGCGTCATACACCTCATGACCGAACCTGCCATGCGCGATCATCAACGCCGCGACCTGCTCCAGCACCGACATGTCGCTCTCACCGCAGGATTCCGGCGCCTTGACGAGCAGGTAGCCGTTGCCGTGCGCGAACGCGGCCAGGATGCGCACATCCCCCGTCATCCGCACGATGCGATCCGCCTCGGCCAGCGTCAGGTGATGCGTGGTGTTGTTGGGATTGACCTTGTTGCGAAGGACGGCCGGCGACATGCCGATAACCGCCCCCAAAGCCTCGCTACCGCCCTTGTAGTCATGCACCGTCAAGTCGGCCGCAGTGGTGATGTTCATATGTGAATTTCCTGAACGTATCTATTGCTGAGCAGCGGCCTTACGATGCGCTGCATGGAAAACGACTCTCAGACGTCAAGCGGTCCGATCTGGACCTTGTCAGTAGGATTGGGGGCGGTGGTGGGTACTTCAGGCGCTTGGCCTGCGTCAGCACTACACATGCGACACCTCCTTGAGTTCGGGCCAAATTCGGTCCCAGCAATCTGGCATGAGGTCTTTGCGCCGAACTACCCCCGACGTCTCTCGCTCAATCGCCACGCAGCGCTCTGCGGATATAGGCGACAGGCCGGACGCCATCTGAGATAAGTAAGAGGGCGAGACGCCAATCGCCTTGGCCAAACTCGCCGCTGTGCCTCGCGGGCTACTGTTGATGTAGGTCTTCAGGTCCATGCGGCGAGTTTAGTAAGAACTAAACCGTAAGGTCAAGTGTTTACTAATTTAGTGTCCTATAAACTTTCGCCATGACCATCCAAGAAATTCGACGGGCGAACCTCCGTGCCTGGGTCCAACAGAATGGAACCCCGAGCAAGGAGAAGAGCTATTTCTCGCAAGTCCTGTCCGGCACGGCCCCTATTGGGGAACGCGCCGCGCGGCGGCTCGAGCGGGATTACCGAATGGGCGAAGGGTTCTTGGATGCCGCGTCAGGTGACGCGCCCCAAACACCGGAGGCAGTACCGCCCTCCCCGTGGCCTTTCCTGACTATCAGAGAAGAGGATGTGCGGGCCTTGCCAGCGAGCCAGCTGAGCGCGCTGGAAGGTGCTATCTCTCTCGCTATCGCCCAGATGAAACTGGGGATCACTGTGGCCCCGCCTCCCGCCTCCACCGGCCGAACTCCCGTGCGAGGCGGTTTGGTCGACATGGACGCCGCTGACGATGCCTTCCCCATGCGCATCGGCGGGCTGCCGCCTGCACCGTGGGAAGGTGGGAAAACCACGCTTCAGACCGAGCAAGAGAACAAGATCCGGATCAGCACCCGGACGGGCGTCATCGCAAACGTTGCACCGGGGGATCCTCCCGCGGCTAACGATAAGTTCGAGAAGGTCGCGGAGATGGCCGACGTGCGTCTGGCGGCTGGTGAGGGAATTGAGAACCTAGTCGAGGAAGAAACCGGGACCGTCCAGTTCCGGCGGTCCTTTTTACGGTCAGTGGGCGCAAGCGCTGGGAAGGCCCGCGTCGTGTATGCGAAGGGAGACAGCATGGAGCCGATCATTCGTGACGGCGCCGCCTTGCTAGTCGTGCCCAACGAAAGCCTCACCTTGCAGGACGTAGCGTCGGGAGGCGTGTACGCCATCAACTACGACGGCAAGATGATCGTGAAGACCGTGACGAAGGACAGATTAACTAAGCGATGGGTAGCACGCTCGTTCAACCCTGCATATCCGGACATCCCGCTGGAAAATGGCGCGCTTGTCCGGGTGCTTGGCCAGATTGTCTGGGCCGGAACCCGCATCGGGGACGGCGAATCGGGGCAATGGATCCGCTCATAGCAAATAACAGCTCAACAACACAGCCACCTTCGGGTGGCTTTTTTTGCCGGGCGAGTTTAGTTTTTACTTGACGATAAGTTTAGTGTTTACTAATATCTGTCTTAACGCAGCTTCAGCTGCTCAAAAAACCCCACGGACCCGCAGCCAGCAGTCAGGGCATCGCCTCAAGCGGGAGACGTCACCGCCACAAAGTCGGAATGGGGAAGGCGAGCAGATGTACCCGGTGCGCCGGATCGCTCTTTAACAATTCAGGGGTTAAGAAAAGGCGTGCCTGCGTTAGGAGCATGCGGTCCGACGTTTGCACGTCAGACCGCACTTCCTAGGTAAACATCAGGTACAGCTTGGTGATGGCAATGAGCAGATAGACCGCTTTAGTTGCCACACCAATCCAGACGCCAACCTTTGCAACACGGGTAATCTTCATGGTTTAGCCCACGGAAGGCCCGTACCGGTACAGGCGTTGAGTCCTGTGTGTACTTGTTAAGCGCCCTGGCTGGCGCTTGCGGGGAGCTACCTAGGAACGCTCCACGCCCACCACCGCGAAGGGATTGCCCTCGCAATGATGTCGGCTTAGCCAAACGGACAACTGGAGCTGGGCACCGCCCAGGTCCGTCCTCCCGCCAGCTTTCACCTTAAGCGGCTTGCGAGGCCGCAGCATCGAGGATTCGCGGCCCTCGAAGACTTGCAAGCATAGCCGATCCGCAGCTCCCTTAATCCCCGATCCGCAAAGCGATAAAACAGGCCGATGACCGCAAGGTGACTAGGCCCAGGGCGCAACCCGTTACCCCTGAACAAAGATCGACGGCTATCAGGTCGAGCCTGGCTCCGGGAGTGGAGCTATAGAACGCGACTTGGTTGAAGAGGCACCAGTTGACCGCGAGCCAGAAAGCTGGCAGTTGCGCGGCAGCTGGCGCCCCCGATCTCTTACTTGCGCTGTCATTTGACAGCGCATCCGCTGAAAAGCGGGTTTCGGTCAGCGTTGCGAGTCAACCCTGACCAAAACTTGTCTATGACTGCTGGATGGTTGCAATGGGCGTGTTCGGTAACTGCACAATCGAAGTCTCGTTGAGAGAACCGCCAGCGCCCAGTGCAAACGTTATGCGAAACGAGTGCGCGCCCAGGTGTCCGCTTCCATCCATAAACGTTACGCGAACTGTCACCGGATCGCGGTTATCAAGCTGGTCCGTAAAACTAAAGTCACGCTCTGCGCCATGCTCAAGTACACCAGCCGCCATGGGGCCAGGAAGCTCAGGCCTGCCCTCAAGTGAGATCGTAACGTCGGTGACAGTCGCGCCATGATTTCTAAGCCGAAAACTATAGTTTTGCGAATTGCCGCGAGCATAGCCACCGTAGAAGGCGAGGACGAACAATGGGGAGACCGCGCGCTTCTGCTCTTCCCTGTCGCGCCTGAATGCCTCCAGCTGAGCCTCTGCTTGCTTCCTGGTCACTTCCACCAGGGCTTGCTGCTGCAACACCGAGTTGCGCAACTCTTCGGCCTGCAACCGCAAGGCCTCTGTGCTTTGCTTCAACTCTTCACCCTGTTGAAAGTAGCCAAGGATCAACCACAGCAGAGCCAGAGGACCGACAACTCCAGCCAAAAAGTCACCGACTAGATTAGGTTCCATTCCCGAAAATTTGTCCCATTCCCCCCAGCCCAACAGGCCCACGGCGATAAGGTACGTCGCAGTAATTGCAATTCCGATCCATGTCAGCTTTTTGCTCATCAAACACTCCCCAAGGTGCTTGGATTCTAGTTACAGCGCGCCACCCTCGCAATTCATGTCGGGATGGTTCCCATGCCCACGCGAAACGTGGGCACACAGAATGGCTGGATGACTTCGCCCTTCAAGACGGCCACTAAATGTCCATGAAGGGTCTCTTCTTCCCATGTTCGAGGGGCAACACGGGGGCTTTGCGACTGAGCCACATCAAAGAGTGCGGTGGACACCGGCCCACAGGTCCTGACACCCCGGAAAGACGGGGGCCATCATCGGGTCGGTAGCTCAGCGGTAGAGCGCCCGACGCTCGGGAGGTCGGCAATGCAACGGGGTCGCGCCCTGACGCATCCGAAGGCAGGCATGTCGCGCTGGTTCGAATCCAGCCCGACCCGATGATGGTGATTGCGCAGTGCTGATGCGCAGCAGACGTTCAGCGTGGCTGGAAATCGTTCCAGTGCATGTGGCGGTGTAGGGCGATGCCCCACGGCAACCGAGTAAACCGCAAGCCGGGATCAGCTCCGGCCACCATCACCCGATTCGCCCGAAGCTTCGGCATGAGGGGTAGACCGCCGAGAAATCCAGGCGGGCAGCCCGGTGGAAACCCGGCTCCCATCCCAATCTACGGAGCAATGCCATGCTCGAAGCACTCGTACGCTTCATCGAAGAACTGATCGACGTTTTTAACTTCGGCAGTTCGATCAGCAAGTAGCAGCACGCCTGCCCCGCCGCCGGGGCGGCTTCGGAGAGCGGGCCGGCGCCGCAACGTCACCGGCGCTGAAAGTGACTTTCAGGATCTACCCGGGCTTCCGGCCCGCTCCCCCAAGCTCACCACCGCGCAACTCTGCGCAGATTCCCATGACCTTGACTGAAACCCTCGCCTGGGGCCTGGGCCTGCTCGCGTTCGCGCGGCTGGTGCTGGCACCACTCGGCGACTACCTCTCACGCCGCTATGTCGCGGCCGATCCCTGGAACCCGACATGAACACTATCAGCGCAAGCGCGCCGCCGGTGCGCCACCGTCACCCTATCACGATCAAGCAGGCAGCCCGCAAGCTGGGCAGTCTGATCGCACCCCGCGACCACGCCGGCAAAGGCAACTGGAGCGACGACGCGGATATCCCGCTGTGGACGTGGCCTGCCAGCCTGGCGCTGGCTGCGTTCTTCCTTTTCGGCCCGCATGTCCTTGGCCAACTGCTCACGCTGGCTGGATGACCGCCAAAAGATCTCACGCTGAAGAAACTTCCGGACCGGATTGTCCACAACTCTCGTCTGATTTGAGATACGCATCAATCTTTTCAATGGTTGTCTCAATGGATGAATTGGCCTGATCTTGGTGGTCGTAAAGCTGCGCACTGTATTCCTGGAGTTGAGCATTGAGCTCTCGCCAACGCTCTGATTCTCTTAGCCCTCCACTTTCCAGCACCATTCGCCGTTCTCGGTCCCTTTGATCGTGAAGCTCGTTGTGCATACGCCAGGTATGCAGCAGACCGCCAGCCACAACATACGTGACGATGATCGACTTCCGAAGGTCACTATCGGGCAGCCGACCGATCATGCCAACTGTCGCGCCATAGAACTTGAACGGGTTGTCCGGTACCGGCCACACCAATTCGATGGCTTGTCCGGCTGAAGATTGGAGGACACGTCCACCTACCTGCCCCATGTACACAGTCCAGTTCACATACAGCTCCTCCCGAACCCCGGCCAGGAAGGTCCGAAGCTCGTCCGCCTCCATGCTCTTGCGTTGCTCCTGAGCTTTTTCGTGCTGGTCGTAGGCAATCCATATCGCCGCGCATATCGCCGCGATTGAACCCCATGCCTGTACCCAAGCCGCCCACTCGTCGCTCTTTGTGGGCCGATTGAACGCGAAGATCGCGAACAGCACACCGAAGGCCAACAGCAGCAACACTTGATATCGCATCTTCATAACACTGCTCCGTCCGGAATTTCGGCGCATCGTAACTCAAACCTACTCAGGTGTCCTATGACCCTTCCCCCCGCATCGTTTAAGACGATGATCAAGGACGGCACGATCAAACGCGCCGACGCAATGAAAGTTCGCTATTCCCAAATCAAGGTTCAGGACGCGTTCAATCTGCGCGAACCGGATTCCGTATCCGAAGCCGGCATCGAAGCGCTGACGAACTACATCCTGGCCGGCGGGCCTCTGCCACCTCTCGAAGTCGTCGCAATGCCGGACGGGTCGGGCGTCGAAATTGTGGATGGCCACCGGCGGCATGAAGCCTTCGGGCGCGCCATCGCCCGAGGTGCCCCCATTGAATGGATTGCAGTCATTGGATTCACCGGCAATGAAATCGAACGTCAGGCGCGGATCTACACCAGCAATGAAGGTGTGAAGCTGCGCCCCATGGAGGCCGCGCGCGGCTTCAAGCGATTTCGGGGCATGGGCCTGGACAGCGAGGAAATTGCCGCCCTTGTCCATTGCAGCCGGACCCACGTTGAAAACTACCTTGTCCTGGCCGATGCCGAACGCGACGTTCAAGACCTTGTTCGGTCCGGCAAGGTGTCCGCCGAAGTTGCAATCGAAGCCGTGCGCAGGCTAGGTGCCAGCGCGGGCGACTTCCTCACCGGGAAAGTTGACCAGGCCAAGGCCGTCGGTAAAACCAAGGTGACCGCCAGCGCCATCCACGGCCGCGCCCTGCCCCGCAAGGTCGTGTCCCCGCTCATCAGCGGCGTGGACACGTTCATGCAAGGCCTCGACGCCAACCAGCGCGCCACGCTTCTGGATATCCAAGAAGGCCGCGTAGCCGCCGAAACCATCACCATCCCGGCCGCCGCGTTGCTCGATCTGTTCCAGGCCCACAGCGCCGTTGAAACGGTCCGCGCCAAGCACGCTGAAAAGCAGCGCCAGCAAGCCGTAACGGTCGCCGGTCAATTCGAAACGCCGCCGTCCACGAAGTTCAAATAATGGCCGAGACGCTTTCATTGCTGTCCGTTCGCAATCCTCAGATCAAGGTCTTTTCGCCATTCAGTGGTTTGATCTAACGAGTCTTTCAGCATGGCGGACAGGTGATGAATACGAAGCATTAAATCCCCTGGGCCGTCATGATGATGGCGTGATGATGCCCGGTTCAAGAGGGAATTGGCCAATCCCAAAGCATCATCAATCGCCAAATAAAAGCGGTGGCCTAGGCGGGACGTAATCCTGGCTCGTCCATCCTTAACCTTGTCACGTACTGACGAAAGTTCGCCCTTCCAGACCGCGAGATCGGCATCTGACATTTGCCTGCCGGACTTGAAGACCATCGAGTAGTAGTCAATCAAATGCCGAAGCTCTAGCAGCCACATTTGCACCAGCTCAGCTTCCATGTGCTCAGCTAGCAAGGCCTGGGTCCTCAGTTGGCGCTGCGCTTTCGCTGTCTGCACCACTTGATATCCAAGGGTTCCGACCGTACCGATAGCGGCAATCACTGTCCCTATCGCCGTGACTGCGTCCGACCACTTCACCGGGTCATAAGTCGCTGCGAACCCGAGACCTCCCATCAACCCGGCAAAAACCGCTCCAGTGATCCATAACGCATGCAACACGAATATCTCCTATGGATGTTTTGGGGCGGATGTTAACCGTTGAAACAACATGAACCAAATGATGAGTGTTGCCGGCACCGAAATGTTCGGCCGGTCTCCCCTGCACGTCGTGTCCGTGTCGGGAGGAAAGGACAGCACTGCCACCCTGCTGCTTGCGCTGGAACTACACGGATACGACAACGTACAGGCCGTCTTCGCCGACACCGGCAACGAACATGAGTTGACCTATGACTACGTGCGATATCTAGAAGAGGCGGTGGGTTTGCCAATCAAGTGGGTGCGCCGAGATTTCACGGATCTGTGGTGGCCGCGCCGGGACTATGTTCGCGACGAGTGGCCCACCAAAGGCGTCCCGCAGGAAGTCGTCAACCGCGCTTTGAGGGTATTTGAGCGCGGCCCCACCGGCATCCCCTTCTTGGACCTGTGCATTATCAAGGCGCGCTTTCCCAGCCGCATGGCCCAGTTCTGCACCCACGAACTGAAGATCGTCCCAATCACGGAGCATCTGATTGACCTGCACGACACCACAGGACGGCAGATTTGGTCCTGGCAGGGGGTACGCATTGACGAAAGCGCAGCTCGTCGCAGCAAGCTGCAAGGCACTGGCGCATGCGTGCTGAGCTACAGCGCAATTGGCGGGGGGATTCACCACTACCGACCTATTCTGCGCTGGCCCTGGCAAGCCGTCTTTGAGGCTCATCGCGCCAAAGGCGTCAAGCCCAACCCCCTCTATAGCCAAGGTCGATCTCGGGTTGGGTGTCTATGCGTAAACTCGGGCAAAAAGGAAATCCTCGCCTGGTCCCGTCGGGACGTTGCTCACATAGAGCGTCTGGACGAATGGGAAAACATCGTGTCCGAAGTCAGCAAAAGGTCGAATGCCACCTTTTTCCCATCGCCAGGAGACAACGACACCGCGCGCGATCGCGGCGGCATCTGGCAAAAGGTGCAGTGGGCACGCACATCCCGTGGCGGGCGCCAGTTCTCTCTTCTTACTGACCTGACCGAGCCAAGCTCATGCTCGTCGGAGTACGGGCTGTGCGAATAGCCGACTGAATTGCGACGGTCACGCACATGACTCGCCATTAATCACCAGCGAGCATTCCCACAAGGCCACCTTTTCGTTCATTGATCAAGTTGCGCTGTAGTGACTTCGGATCGCAGCTGGTCGAAGCACCTATGGATTTGGACAGCCTGGGTGCGAACGTTTGTCTTAAACGCTTCGTTCGCCTGATTCACCCTTGCGTACATTTCCTTCTGATCACTCGGGTTTTGACTGCGGTCGAACGCTGCGCGAAGCTCCATCAGTAGGGGACCCAAATGGCCGTGTTTCCACGGCCCTGCAATCAGCTCATCCACGTTGTTGGCGAAGAAAACGAGATGCTGCTGGAGCATCAAGAATGCAGTGACAGCATCGCGAGTTGGAAGGCTGTGAGCCGGGACAGCACTTAACGCGGCAACTAGACCGTCAAGGATTGGGCGCACGTACACCTTGTCCAAACTAGAACGCCAGTCTTGTTCGATTTCGACAGCTGCGACGACCGAGTCGACGCGGGCCACCGATGCTTCTGCGACGGCGAGGATCGCTCTCTGCTGACGCTTTTCAGTCAGTAGAAGGTTCACTCGAACCGCTTCCAGTGACGAGCGGGACTGAGCCATCGCGGCCCAGACGGCACCCAAGATTGCAAGGATCGAACCGATCCCTTGCACCCAGCCTGCAACGTTGGGATCCGTCTTGAAACGGCTTTCCAAATACATCGCGGACCAGAAAGTGAGCGCCACCCCAAGTAGGAATATGCCCAAAACTCGCAACGACGCGATTGCCTTTGCTCGACCCGTTTGCATATTCGCCACCTCCAGTTGAGTGGCCGCCATCATACGTGCGACCGGCTTAAACCCATAACTACCAAGAGAATGACTATTTTGATTTCGAACGTAAACGCGACTATTTCGCCAATCAAATCGACAAGGAGTGCGCCGCGCGGGCCAACGCGAACATTCGGGCACTGCTCGAAGCGGTGCCTCACTTATGGCGCACCGCGTGCGACAGTGCATCAATAAAGGAGCACCAATGGCAAGGTTCGTGACTATTGAAAAAGCGGCCGAGCTTACCGGATACTCTCCCGATGCGATCCGCTCCAAGAAGCGCGACGGCATCTGGCGGGAGGGACACGAATGGGTTGAAGCCCCAGACGGCCGAATCCTCATCGACATGGAAGGATATGAAAAATGGGTAGAGACGGACGGGGTGTTAAAGCCGCCTCGGAAAGCAGCATCGAAATCACGTTTCAATACAAGGGCCGTCGGTGCCGTGAGCGTATCCCGCTCAAGCCCACTCCCGCTAACCTGAAGCGCGCCGAGCAGCACCGCGCCGCAATCCTGCATGCCATCGCAACCGGAGTTTTCGACTACGCCGCTACCTTTCCGAACAGCCAACGCGCTGGAGTGTTTGCGGAAACCCCGGCGCAGGTCTTGTCAGTGGAAAAATACCTGGAGGGCTGGTTGGACGTGCGGAAGCCTACGCTCAAATCCAGCACATACCAGGGATATCGCAGCATCGTCGACGGGCAGCTAATTCCTCAGTTCGGGGCCTGCATGCTGGCCGACCTCAAATGGCAGGCGATCAAAGCATGGTTGGCAGGTCTCGGCGGCGACAAGCCTGTCACCAACAAGAGACTGACCAACATCCAAAGCTGCTTGCGCTCAGCCCTCAACGATGCAGTTGAAGACGAGGTATTAGCCGAGAATTGCATGCGCGGACGCCACTACCGCCGCCAAGAGCAGCCGGCGGAGGAAGGGGAAGACGATGATGTTGACCCGTTCACCCCAGAAGAACAGGCGGCCATTCTTGCGAACCTCCCTGACCAGACGCGCAACTATGCGCGATTCGCTTTGTGGACTGGGCTCCGACCAAGCGAACAGATCGCGTTGAATTGGTCCGATATCGACTTCGCTCGTGGCGTCATCCTGGTTCGCAAGGCGATCACCCGGGCGGCGAAGGGCGTTGCCGAAGTGCCCAAAACGAGGTCCAGTCGGCGAGAGGTGAAGCTGCTGGCGCCGGCCTTGCAGGCGATCAATGATCAGAAGGCGCACACATGGGTCGGAGCCGAACCGCATGGAGAGATTTTCCGCAATCCGGGTACCGGTGAACGGTGGTCTAGCAGTCAAGGGGTTCAGAAGATATGGGCCACGGCTCTCAAGCGCGCCTGCGTGCGCTACCGTCGCCCCTATCAGATGCGACACACGTTCGCCAGCATGATGCTTTCGGCCGGGGAACATCCGATGTGGGTGGCGCAGCAGATGGGGCACAAGGACTGGGCCATGATCATCCGCGTTTACGGAAAGTGGATGCCGTCTGCGGATCCAGATGCTGGCGGCAAGGCGGTCGATCTGTTCGGCGAAAAGCTGGCATTAAGCCGTCATTCCGTAGCCAAAACAGCCCCAAAAAGCCCAAAAACAATGACAGGCTAA